GTCCTCTCAGCACAGTGCGTACTATCAGTACAGTACTGAGCGACAGCAAACAGGCTGTGGGTCTAAATGACCCCAGACTGTTTAATTGCTTGTGGATGTAGTAGAGTATCTCTGTCTAAATTATTTCCGTACAACAGTATGCCCCTGCTACTACCCTGCTAATACTGGCTCTGACCAGCACTTTTACTATTGTGATGTAAATCACAGGCTGTAAACCGTTCGGAATGGCTGTTTGAACGGATTAATATATAGTAGAGGTAATTTATTACCGATACTATAGCAAGGGCTTCAGGCCCTTGCGTACAGACTGTATCTACTGTCTGTTACAAACTGACTATACAGGCTGTTTGTAGATGGGAAAATACTGCCCAGAAACAGCCAACATATGCCTCTAGTGTAATGGCAGCACAACAGTCTCCAACACTGTTTGTCAAGGTTCGAGTCCTTGGGGGTATGCAAAGGGAAGTCTGGCTGAGTGGCTTAAAGCACCACCTTGCTAAGGTGACGGTGGAGCAATCTACCCGTAGGTTCAAATCCTACGACTTCCGCAGGTAACCGCTCCAACCGCTTCGGCGGTTTAGGGACCGCCCTATGGGAACAGCCAGATATTACCAGGACGCTCGCGATTAGTTAAGTCGCTCTGGCCCAAGGAAGAACAATCCAATTGGCGATGGAAACTGTCTTGAAAACAGTCGAGTGTAACAGCCTTGGGGGTTCAACTCCCTCTTCTTCCGCCACACAAGATAGGGACACAAATGACATTTAGTAAGAGCAACAACCCCCGCACCCAGAAAACGGTAGAGGCTAAAGCCAAACTTTTGGCGCTGGTTGCCGAGGGCATGGGTGCCCCAAGGGCAATGGTCCAACTGGGGTACAAGGAAGACACCCTAAGAATCTGGCTATCACGGGATAAGAAGTTTGCCCGTGACCTTGAGGATGCTAAGGCTGATGCCAAAAATAAGTCCACCGTCTCGCTGGGCGTGGCAAAGGATGAGATTTCATTTCCTCAGTTCTCTGAGGTTTTCCTGAACCAGACAGTCTTTCCACACCATATGGACTGGATTGACCTACTGGAGGGTCGCGAGCCTTCTTGGCTCCACGACTCTATGGTCTATGAAGAGGGTGACAAAAACCGCCTATTGGTAAACGTTCCACCTGAGCATGCTAAGTCTACCGTGGTAACGGTTAACTACTCCACCTACCGCATTGCTCTTAATCCCAATGTGCGTATCATTGTGGTTTCTAAGACTCTCAATAAAGCGCGAGAGTTCGTGTATGCAATTAAGCAAAGATTGTCCCACCCACGTTGGCTGAAGTTACAAACAGCCTATGGGCCAGAGGGCGGCTGGAAGCAAGACGCTGATACCTGGAAGGTAGATACTGTCTATCTTGGAGGCGAGGCCAGAGACTCAAGTGAAAAAGACCCGACTATCCAAGCACTTGGTATGGGTGGTCAGATTTACGGCGCACGTGCTGACTTGATTATCCTGGATGACTGCATTACCACCGCTAACGCCCATGAGTGGGACAAGCAAATTAACTGGTTGCAGAAGGAAGTTATTACCCGTTTGGGTAAAAACGGCAAGTTGCTGATTGTGGGTACACGAATTGCGGCGAATGATTTTTATAAGGAACTTCGTAATCCGAAGCATTGGTCTAATGGTAAGTGCCCATTTACTTACATGGCTATGCCAGCGGTACTGGAGTATGGAAAGAACCCAGAAGAATGGGTAACGCTTTGGCCTAAGTCTGACATCCCGTGGGATGGAGACGAGGACACACCCGATGAGCAAGGGCTATATCCTAAGTGGGATGGGCCAGCGCTCTTCAAGCGCCGTGGCGAAGTAACACCTAGTACGTGGGCTTTGGTCTATCAGCAGGAGGATGTCGAAGAAGATTCCATCTTCCCACCCGCACTGGTGCAGTCATGCACCAAGGGTATGCGTAAGCGAGGTCCGTTAAAACCAGGCGCGGTGGGACATCCGACCAGTGTAGAAGGTTATACAGTTGTTGGATTTGACCCTGCTATGGGCAGAGGCCATGCTGCGTTTGTAGCGATGACCTATAACCGTATTGACGGAAAGATGTATGTGTTGGACTGTGAGAACATGTCTGAGCCAACACCACAAAAGATTCGTGCGATGATTGAAGAGTTTACAATCAAGTATCGCCCTAATGAGTTCCGTGTGGAAATTAACGCACACAATTGAGTTTCCTTCCACTGAGGGTTCAGAGGGAGTGAAGGCTTTAATTCAACAACTCATTACGTGGAAGCCTGATACCAAAGGCAAGACTGACTGCGTAATGGCAATGTGGTTTGCGTTCATACGACTCCGTGAGTTGATGCAGCAAAGCACTGTTATCTCACGATACACAGAAAACCGTTGGGCTACACGCTCTCAACTATCAAAGCGTGGAACTGTAAACCTAGACCTTGCACTGCAACAACAGTGGCAAGAACAATACGGATAAGGAAGTAACATGGCACTACCGATTATTGCAGGCGCTGCAGCAGCAGTTGCTGGTCGTCTTGCTGCTAAGAAGGCTGCACAGAAAGTAGCAACAAAAGTAGTTAAGGGAAAGATTGTTAAGGGTTCAGATGTAGCAAAGGCTGTTAAAAAGGTTAACGCCAAAACTGCTAAGGCTGAAGCAAAAGCAAATGCCCGTGGACTAAAGGCTGCTAAGAAGCCAACCAATAGAACTGGTTCTATGGCTGACCGTGTACAACGTGCAGAACTTCAAGGAAATGCGAACCTTATTAAGAATGCTAACCCAGCCCGTGCTAATCGTACACGTGGTGGAAGCCTTGCTGCACAAAAAGAATACGGTGGTTTAGGTCTTGTAAGCAAGACACTAACACCTAAGCAAGCAGCATTTCGTGCACAGGTTACAAAAGAATTAAATCCAGTTCGTGCTTCACGCACTCGTTCTGGCAAGTCAACAAAGTCTAAGTAAGGAGTAGAGATGCCAGCACCACTAGCAGCAGCAGTAGTAGCCGCAATAGCCCGTGCTGCCGTCTCTAATGCAGCAAAGAAGCGTCTTATGATTGCTGCTGCAAAGAAGGTTTCTGAAAAAGAAATTAAAGAACTTATCCGTACTGAGATGCAAACTGGTGCACCTAAACTAGGTCGTGCTAATCGCAGACCAGATGTAGCAAATGCACCAAAGCGTGTTGTAAAGCGTGAGGGTCAAACTGGTGCGGTTGCACCAAAGAAAGACCCTGCTAAGGAACTCTATAATCTTTACAAGAAGAAGCCTGATACAAGGACTGTAACTAAGTCTATGCAGAAGGACCGCGTTACTCCAGCAGATGTTGTGGCTAAGCGTATTGCTCAAAAGAATGAGCGAATCAAAGAAGGCATTTCACCATCACGGGTATCTAAGCCACCTAAGCGCACAGGCATCACTGAAGAATTAACTGCACGTCAAAAGGCTTTAGCAATTGCTGCTAAGAAGCGTTCTGACAAAGAACAGCCAATTGATGTTCGTAACCCTGTGCCTAATCCAGAGCGTCCACCTAAGAGTGAACTTGCTGCGTTTAGTCAACTAAGCAAAGCAGAACAAAAGAATTACAACCGTATCGAAGCACGCATTAACGAGGCTATCAAAGCAGGTAGAAAAGCCGAAAAGGATGCAGCCAAGAAGAAACTACCTCCAAAAAGGACTAAGTAATGCTAACTGATAAGCAGATTTTTGCACGTGTTGCGTCTCTTCGAGACCGCAGCCGTGACCGTGATGGTCGCCATCAAGATGTATTGCTAGTCCGTCAAGGTCAGATTTCTAGCGTTTATCCTGATTTTTTTCCAGAAGGTGTAGAGGCTAACGTAGTTGCCAACTTTGTTGACATCGTAGCCCGTGACTTATCTGAAGTTATGGCTCCACTACCAGCAGTTAACTGCTCAGTAGTTAGCCAAGTAAAAGACCGTGCTCGTAAAGCAGCAGACAACCGTACTCGCATTGCTGCTAACTATCTTTACAACTCTGAGTTGCAAGTACAGATGTACACAGGTGCTGACTGGTACATTACATTTGGGTTTGTTCCGTTCATTATTGAACTGGACACTGAAGCAAAGTTGCCGCGTATTCGCGTAGAAAGTCCTGTCGGGGCGTAT